GTCCAGTTGGCGTTGAGCGTCGTCCCCCAAGTGTCTTCGGAGCCGTTTACCGTTGGTAGCGTGTATGTGAAGCCAGCCATTTATTGTTCCGTCCAGTTATCTGCGGCAACTGCCGCTGGTGTCCAAGTATCACTCGCAGCCGATGCGGGCGTCCAGTTTTCTGGCGTGATCGGCTGCGGTTCCCACTTATATCGCGCATTTGCCTGCACTATAGCATGAATAGACGCAGCCGCGCCACTATGCAAAATAAGGTGTCCGTGCGCCGTCACAGCCGCCGACACAGTTGTCGCGGCTCCCGTCGTAAAGATGGCGTTAGCCTTGGCTGTCGCCGTGGCCGTGGCTTGCGCCTGAGCTGCCGTGAGGCTTACTCGGTGCGTGTCGGCTGATGTCGTCGCTGTCGCCGTCGTGGTGGCCGCTGCGAGGCTCGCGCGGACGCCTCCAGCCGACGTGGTGGCTGTCGCCGTCGCGGCTGCGCTGGCGTCCTGTACGCTGACAACGCTGGCAGAGGCGACCGCGACAATGGCGGCGGCGGCGCTGACGTTGCGGACTGTCGCGCCAACCATTGCGCCGATTGGCGATGATGCGAGTGGATTGAAGCCCAGCATAAGTTAAACTCCGTTGGCGGGTGTAATCGTTAGTTCACCAGCTTCGACCTGCCGCAATATCTCTGCGTAGTGGCGGTTGGTTAGGTCTAACGGGACAGACATGAGTTGTCCGCCGATGGTGGCTTGGATTGACGAAGGGTCGCCCGACAGTGTGTCTGTGGTCTGCTCGGCTGACGTGATGTTCATTTTATTTTCCATAGTTATAACTCCGCATCTGCTGTAACTTTATTGAAGCTACAATAACCCTCTCCGCTGCTGCTTCTTGTAAATATAACATAGCCAGACTTTGCGGTTCTACCATTAATAGTTACTGCGTTTACTTTTGATACATCGCTGCCCAATACTGCTGTCCAACTGGGGGTAGCCCTCATAGTGACAGGCAATGGATAGTCCTCATACCAAGCCCCAGTTGTGCTGGTTGAGAAACTTCTCAAAAAGTGGCTTACAGTGTCTTCTTGATAATAATACCGCTGGCATCTCGCCAGTTCATCGCCGTAACTCCTGTGCTCGAAGGGGGTGGCGGTGTCGCCTAGTTCTAGCTGGACGCCTGTAATCCTGCCGCCAACGGGAAATGACGAAAACTCTACATTTATCATCTTGTTATTTGCGTGAGGTGTGATGCCAGTGCAGTCAACGGACATGGTTACCCTAGTCCAGTCAGAATAGTTCTCGAAGTTAGTCTTGGTAGTAATTGGTGTGCTGTCCGCAGAACCTCCAGTGTAGTTGCGGAAATTGATCGTTAGATTAGTCCCAGTAAAGTTACCTTTTAAGTACAAACTTAGAACAAGCACACCATATGGGTTGTGTCCCTGCCGCATTAACTCCACGGTTGTCCCGAGGTTACCTGCCGCTGCTCTGTTCCAAAGGAAGCAATAATTGAAGCCATCTGGAACATCCGTGCTGCGATCAATGCTCCCAGACGTACCTAAGTATGTCCAGAACCTATCTACTGACTTGTAACCAAAACCAAGATCGCCTGTGCTTACCGAACGCTGCCAAACGTCGAACCCACCGTTGATAATCATGTTCCGGTTGCTCAACGCACCGTCTGAATACGCATTGCCTAGATCGGCTAGGCCCCTAGCTTTGCTGGTCATACCTTAGACCTCCTGTGCAGCTAGGTGTGCAGCGTAAGCGGCCTTAACCGCAGCAGTGTGAACAGCAGCACAGATAGCCTGAACCTCTGTACTCTCAGCAGTGGCGTCAGCGTCTGGTGCTACAGTGTGTCGATGGAAGGAACGGGATAGTTCAACACCGTCCTCCTCGATGACCGTCGCTGTACGGACTTGGATAACCTTGAAGTCACCCACGATTTCGATCTTGTCTTCGGTAGTGCGTTTAGTGATAGCCATTGTAAGGCTCCTTTGTGTGTTGGTCCGTTGGGTGCATCTTGCCCCAATAGGTTAGGCTGATTTATATACTCCAGCAAAATCAATACGCTTAGTGGATGCCGATGAGAGAAGAACTGGACCTCCGCTGACCCAGTATAGGGCAAATGTTGTGGTCGGCGCACTAACGTGCATTGAGAATGCGTAGCCGACATTTGTATATCTTATATAGAGACCGCCACGGCCACCCGATGCCGCCATGGGTAGTCCTCCAATAATAACTTGCTGTGTGCTTGACGTAGACCCAAATGTGACGGAGCCTTCAACGTAGACAAGATCACCTATCTTAGTGTAGCTACCGTCTGAGCTAGATAAATAAGACGCAGTAGGCGTCCAAGTGCCTTCCTCGTAATCTGACAGATAATTAGCTGAACCAGTGCCGCCGAGGTAGACGCCGCCTGATAGATAAGCGTCTTTGAAGCGGGCTGTAGAACCGCCAAGACTTAAAGCTGCATCCTCAACCGCATTCGCTGTGCTGTCCCACGGGATAATGGCATTAGCACCACCCGCAGCAAAGCTAAGAGCAACATTGTCTTTACCAATATGCAAGCGTGAACCAGAGGTGTTACTCCCAATACTCCCCACAGTGGAGCCGTCCTTACGGAGGTCGATAATAGAACCATCATCAACCTGACGATTAGCAACCAGAGGTGCGCCACTAGATTTAGTGACTGTAGTAGTACCAGTGAACGTTTGGCTTGCCACTTCAAACGTCTCAAACGAGATGACCTCCACCACGTCGCCAGCACTAGCACCAGCAGTCAGCACGATGTCTGAGCCGTTGCTTGCGGTGTAGTCTGTGCCATCGCCCAACAGGTGTACGCCGTTGAGGTACACGTCCACGAAGCCGACTGTGTAGCCTACAGTGGCAAAGGTGGTCTGGGCAGAACCTGTGGCAGTAAATGACTGACGTCGCTGGACAGCCTGTGGGACGGGCGCTGTGCCGATATATCCACTCATGGTGTGGCCTCCAGTGCAGCTACACGAACCTTCAGTGCAGCGATTTCAGTTAGAGCCTCTTGTAAGGCAGCGGTCAGGATTGGTGTGAGCTTAGAGTAGTCAACGGACTGCATGTCAGGGACACTACGAGTACCCATGACTGCTTCTTCTGTTTCAGTAGCTGGGGTTACCTCGTACTCTTCGTCCCGCATGGCGTCTTTAGTGCCTTGGACTGCACGGGGGTGAACCTCTTGGAGTTCGTGAGCAAGGAAGCCATCGTACCAAACACCATCTACGATAGCTGTGTAGGTGCAGGGCTGCATCGCCATAACGGTATCAGCAGCACCTTGGATAGGAGTTACGTTCTCTTTGAGGCGGTAATCTGAGTATGTGTTGTAGGAGGTGGCGGATGCGCTTGTTGCGACTGTACCTACATAAGCTCCACCCCTCGCAAAAGACAACGGGTACTGTGTTCCACTATTTGATGTAGTGCAGGCGATCCCGCCATCTGGGTATAAGACAATACCTGCCACAGACTGACTTGTTGTAACGGTCTTACCGATAATCACATTGCCCGATGCGTCAATCTGCATTCGTTCTGTAAGTGCGCCAGTGCTACCAGCCGTGCCAGTACCTGCCTGAAACCACTTAAACTCACTGTCGACTATTTGGAATAGTCCACCTTTACCGTCTGCTATATAGCGATCATTTGTTCCATCATAATACAAATTGTTGAAGAGGTAAGAGAAGTGACGGGTGCCTGAACTGTAGGCGGCAATTGATGTCTTTCCAACACTAAGGGCGGGGCTGACAATCGCCCAGCTTTCAGGAACCACCCCTATTCCAACATTCTCACTGGCATCAATCGTGATAGCTGTAGAGGTTGCGTTGTCGTCAATGCCAAGTGAAGTGAAGGTTCCACTGACTGTGGCATCACCTGCGACTGTCATATCACCAGTCACTGTGGCTGCTGTTGTGCTAAGGAGTACGGCCCTAGTGCCGAGATACCCAGCCATTAGGTTTGCTCCAGAACACTCAGGATCACATCAGCAGAAGCTGCAGTGTCTGACGTAACAACAACAGTGTCGCCAGTCTCTAGGATGATCTTGCCATCTAAAACAGACAACGAGGAGTTAGCTGGGATTGGCACAGTCTTGATGAGGGTAGCCCCAGCGCAAGATACCGTCACTGCGATCTGAGTAGCAGCTAGGTTAGCTACCGTCATACCAATCATAACTGAAGTAGTTGAGGCTGGGACGGTGTATGCTGTGGTTGCCCCTGTGCCGACTGCCAGTGCTGTGTAATTCTTGAAGGTGTTAGCCATGTGATTATCCTAATGCTATGGCGAATGCCAAGGCATCACCCGCTTGATCTACGTCAAGAGTTGTTCGGGCTGCCGCTGCGTTTGCGTCGTCAATGAGGGATGCGCCGTAAGCGCTGATGGTGGTGCTGGCTGGCAGCGCCAGCGTCTTGATGTTCGCATCCACCTCGCTGTCCATTAGAGCGCCAGCAGCGGTGACATTCGCTACATCTGTTACGTCGGCTGACGCTTCAACGCCGTCCAGCTTAGACCCGTCAGCGGCAACGTCACGTCCGTCTACAGTGCCAGTCACGCTGACATTCACAAACGTCGGGCTGGTATTAGGTTGAACAATGTCCGCCGCTGCCGCCGTGATGAACACCAGAGCGGCCCCCGTGAGCGACAGGAGTGATCCCGTGCTACTCTCGGTCAGCGTGCGCGTCAAAGTCGTCCCAGACGCCGTGTACGTGCCAGTGCCGATCTCCCACGCAGAGCCATCCTCGATGGTGTAGCGGACGACATCAGCGTCAACGACGCCCGCGTCGGCGAATGTCTGGTAGCCGCCCTCGGCAATGCCCAGCGTGATGGTTCCAGCGCCAGTGGTGGCCGTGGCTACTTTGGCTCTGTTTGCGAGGGTTACCATAATCTGTCCTTAACTTAGTGTTACGTCAACTTCGCCGACAGGGAACCGCAGGATGTCGTCAACGCTGATTGTTTTTGATGTCGTCAGCGTCGCGTATGCGATCTGATTGCCATTTGTGGAGGCGTCAAAGATGGCGACGTGGCTGACTGTCCCCCAACTGCCAGTGGCGACGGGAAACTCGACTGCGCCAGAGTTGGTCGCAGTATCGCCAGTCACAGTGAACGTAACTGCGGTCCGCGCGTACGAGTTGCCGCTGATCTCCGTGCCGCTGGATGGGTCAGCCGTAAACAGCCCCAGATACCACGCCGTTGGCCGCGTCACGCTGTCGGCGTTGAATGCATATTTCAGCACGATTGTTTCGTAAGTGTTCGAGAATGGCATGTTAAAAACTCCGTGTTTTCATGCGAAGGCCAGAGCCTCCAAATTTCGCTCGGACGCCATCTGCGATGATGCCAGAGACCGCGCCGTCATACAAAGACTTCCACAAGCCGACGCGCTCGTCGTCTTTGAGATATGGCGCAGCTTGCAGCAATGTACCATACAGGTAGGCGTCTGGGTAATATGTCAGCAGCCAGTTGTCGGCGTTGGTGTCGCTAAGTGCTGGCAGGCGCGCAAAATATGTCATTTCCAGCGTGTGGCTGCCGGACGGCGATGGCACAACTTCGATTTCGCCCGCAGTCATCGCGTAGTAGCGCGGGACGCCAGACGTATTTGCGGATCGGGCGCGGAGGTCAACCATGTCGGGCTGGCTTACAATTTGCAGCTCCGACGTCGTTCCGCTTGTTATGGATAGCCGGATTGGCTCGAGAAAGTCTGCCGGCACCGCGCTGTACTGGCTGTCCAGTGTGGCGGTCGACCTGTCCTCCATGCGCCAGTGGCGCGCGTCGCGGTTCAGATTTGCCTCGGCCAGCGATATAAATGACGGGATTACCGCAGTCAGGTCATCGCGTAACAGCCAGTCGGCCACCGAGCTTTGCAGGTTGGTGTATGTCGTGATGCTCACAGCGTGCCGCCCCTCGTTCTAAACGCAGAATTTTCAGAGTCGTTCATCCAAGCCTTGAATGCCTTTGGGTCGTCCGCAATGCCTTTGCGCTTCAGCTCATAGTACACTGAAAGCGGGATGGAAGCCACCTTTGCGTTGTCGCCGAACTTCCCGTCAATATCGTTGTGCGCCCGCCGGTTTGCGGCAATGATTTTGGTCATGTCCTGCTTTGTCTCGACAACGTACTCCCCGTTCTCACGGACGTGCCAATATTTCGTGATTCCGGATAGTGGGTCGTGATCAAACAGTCGCTTCATTTTTTCTTCCCTGCAAGTGCTGGGGCGGCGAAAACGCCGCCCCGACATTGTTATGATACGTTGAGATCGGCGATGAGGCCGTGCGCGGCTTCGTTTGAAATTTTCAAGCCACTCTCGCAGATAAGCATTTTCTTCTCTGCATCACCGGTTTTGGCAAGGTCAACAGATTGGATTGGGCGCAGGGTACACACGGATGCGTACTCAGTGTCGAGGCACCATGCGTCACGTTCACGGCTGAAGCGGTTCGGGACAACAGACAGGCTGCCAAAATCGCTCATATAAACGTCAGCAGCTCCAATGATTGTTGTCGGGCCATCAGATGGCGCATTGAAACGCTGTGCCGCAATACCAGCAAAGCCGGACACAACTGTCTTGTTATACGGACCAACCATCAGGACGGTTGGAGCGCCGCCAGACGTGTATGCCTTCTGCATTACGTCCTTCAACATTGGTTCCGTGAAGTCACGCTTGGTGCCGTCATTTCGGGCGTCGGAACCGTCTACAGCAGTTGGGTTTGTGCCGTCGCCGGCTTTGTTTACGTTGGAAGAAACCCAAGCGCCCAGACCGGCAGACACGCGGCCAGCGGTGGAAGAGCCGGCGGAACGTGCGGTATTGCCCGTGTAAATTGTTTCAAGGTCGCGTTTAACTTCTTTGCCGCGCTTTGCGAGCTGATATGCCAACTCATCATTCCGGCCAGCCAAGTCTTGGTTGGCAAGGTTGTCCGCGATGATCAGTGTGCGGCGGCGGATTTGTGTGTAGTTACCGATACGCACAGTTGGGGTTGTCGCGTCAAATGCGGCAACGTCGTCACCGTCGATGATTGGCGTGACGTCAACGGCCGAAAGCGAGTCAGTCTGCCACTCGAAAAACGTGTTTGAGACGTTTTCGGAGCCGATGTTGGACTGAAATGGGGTGTCTTCGGGCGCGATATTTGCGATCACGTTCGAAAGTGACTCACGGATTCCCTTGGCGGAAAAAGACGTGAATGTGTTGGCGATGATGGTCATGGTGTGTTGCTCCTATAGCAATGCTTTGATGGCGGCCGCCGCATCTGATACGCGGCCAGTTTTCTGCGCGGTGTTTAACGCTTTTTGTGCTGCAGGCACCTTCCGAGGTTGTGACAATCGGGAACCCGACTTTAATGTCTTGGCGCGTGATTTCTGAGGTTTTGCACGAACCTCATTTGCACGCGTTTCTCCACGATCATAAAGCATGGCCTTCCTCGCTATTTTCACCAGCGTCGCATTCGTCATGCCGCCCACATCTTGCTCCGAAAAACCTTCGTTCATGAGAAAACCTTTTATTTGGTTCGCCTCAACGGCGGCGACCTTCTGGTCACGCCACTCGGGTATCATCTCGGGCAAGGCGTTGCGCTGCTGATCCAAGTAGCCCCTTTGCATTTGCGCCGTTTTATGGGCCGCAATTTCCTGCATTCGTTGCTGCTCGGACTGGACGGCCATAAGTTGAGCTTCACGCTCACCTTGATGTTTTCGCCACTTACGCTCTGCTTTTGCTGCCATCGCGGGGTCTGCGTCATACAGAGTGTCCCAGTCCGGTTCCTGTTCTGCTGCTTGCTCGATACGCTGTGCCATTGCTGGCAGTAGTTGCGCGTATTCGGCACGCTCACGCTCAATTTCAGCGTACTGGGCTTCCATCGTTTTGCGATGTTCGGCCAGCTCCTGAGTTTTTCGCGTATAGTCCTTCTGCCGAAGATGTCCGTTCTTCAGCTCCGCCACGGTTACCTCCTCACCGTCGACATCTACAGTCGATGACATATCAAGGGGGGCGCGGTCGTCGCCGTCGTCGTATTCCTCGTCGTCCAGATCGCTTTCGGAGCCTTCAACGGCCGAGTTGTCAGCTTGCGCCTCGTACTCGTCCTCTTGCTCTTCTGGCATTTCGGCCTCGGCCACGTCTTCTGTGGTGTCGGCCTCAAGCGCATCATTTCCCGCTACGTTATCCCCTTCGGGCGAAAGCATGGCTCTGATTGCATTCTGAGCGGTGTACAGGTCAGTCCCTTGCGGGGTGCTGGTATCTGTCATCTCATTTCTCCGTATTATGCTACTTTTTGATCTTGTTTTCAATAGTAGCGTTGTCAACCATTCCACGGAGCGACTGGCGAACCAGCTCAATGCCCCGCAACTTCATGTAGATGGCCTCGCGGCCACCCGCGTCGCCGGTCCCAGTCGCCTTGAACTGGTCCCAGCAATCCCCCTCGATCTCCTCAAGAAATCGAGTTAAATCAGTGTCGGACAACAGGCGCTGGGCTTGCTGTCCGTCCGCTATGACTTGCGTTTTAGTCTTCACGCGCGGCCTCCGTTATAATATCGGCCTGCGCCTTCAGCACTGTGCGATTGGTCTCCATCTCGGCGCGGATGTTGGCCACGTTGAGCTGGGTGCCGTACTTGGCCTTCATCTCTTCAGCCTTCACAAACAAATCAGCGTCAAGCTCGTCGCGCTTGCGATCGTCGTCCATGATCATCTTTTCGCGATCCAACGCCAGCTCCGCAGCTTTCTTTTCCATGTCGGCGCGAATTGACTGTATCTGCACTTGAACGAGCTGCTCTTCGACGGTTGGCTCTTTTGGCTGTGGCGGCGGCGGCTGGAATTGCGCCGGATCGCTCCAGAACTTCGACACGTCCTTGAAGCCTGCGAGCTTTGTCATTTCCTTGAGCGTGTTCGACATCTTGTTGATGTCGGTCAGCGGGTTCTGTGGACCCATTGTCGCCATTGCCTCTTTTTGCATCTCGCCGATCTGGCGGAGCATCATCATGCGCTCAGTGTCAGACCCGCGCCCAAGTGCAACAGACACGCTGACGTCCATTTTCGCGTTCCACGACTTGGGGTCGATCTCGACAAAATCGTTGTTCAGCCTCACCATCCGCGCCTTGTCTTGGTGCGTTATGATGTTGTGCAAGACAAGCTCGTACAGGCGCTTGACGCCCGTCTCGGCAAAGACACGCGCGATCATCTCGATGTGCTGCGCAGCGGCGCTCACAGTGGCCGCCACGGCCGTTGCCGTAGAAGATTGCAGTGCGCCCGCGTCTAAACCGGCAGACGCCTTAGAGATGCCCGTGCGGGCCTCCTTGATCTCGTCCATGTACTGCAGGACTGGGAACGCAGACTGACCGACAAACGGGACATTCAGCGGCTGCACCTGACCGGCGGCGCGCTGGCGGATTACCGAACCCATTTCCGTGGACATGACGTCATCAATGTTGACCATGCCCTCGACGATCGCCACGCGCGGGTGGATACTCAAGCTCAGGCTGTCGAGTGTGCTTCGCATGATATTGGACTTGATGCGCTGGACATCCATGACCGTGTCGGCGACGCTCATTCCGAAGAAGTCGTGTGGCTCCGGATTTGGACAAATCGTGGCAAACGGCGCCAAGGCGCACGGCTCGTTGTTCAGTATCTTGTTTGCGTCTCCGGCCGTGCATACTTTGCGCAGCTCGGCGATGCCGTCGCCATCAAAATCGACTTTGATGTAACTTTCAATGTACAATACTTTTCGCATTGCGGGATCATCCCGCGAACTCATCTCGTTGACGATCGCGGGGTTACGCGTGCGGCGCTCGACGTTCATGTCCATGCCGTCGTCAATTGTGGCCATTGTCACGACGTCGTCGTATTCGTAGCCCATCGCGACAAGCTCAGACACAGTGACGACGCGGCGGTGCGCAACAAATTCTGCGTCCTCGACGGACTTTGCCACTCGGGAAATCAAAAACTCCTCCGGCGGCACTGCCTCCATCTTAACGCGGCCGTCGGCGTGCGTATATACGGCACGAACGTCGTGCGACATTGGGGGCGCAACAATCTGGAACGTGGTTGGGTCCATCATTGGCTCGCCCATTGGCGTACTCATGTCGATCTGCACATCAACCTCTGGGTCGGACATCAACGCGGCGAGCGCGTTGTCGTCTAGGCCGGTGTAGTTGATTGTTTCCGTCTCAGTATTGTCCTCCCAGTAGCACTTCATGATGCCAACCTTGCGGACCAGCGCATCCATAAACGCGCTGTGCATCTCCAAGAAACCGTTGTTGTCGCGGTTGATGATGAAATTCGCGTACTCGGTGGCCTGTTTTGCCGCTGGCACGTCCTCCGCATTCTGGGGGCTGTACTCAACCGTGCGATCGGAACTATGGAAGATTCGCATCAGCGACGGCATGATAGCTTGCACAGTATCATGCACGTCCATGCTGACGACTTGGCTGCGGCCCTCTTCCTCGTTGCCAAACGGCTCGCCGCGATAGTATTCCGTCGCCTTTGCGCGCAGCGGAGAAACCCAGTTGTCGATGTAGTCGATCGCGTCATCGATCTCGCTGCCGACAATGCCCTGCAACTCGATGTCGGTCATCTGGTCGGGGTTCAACTCTTCGCCGATTTCCGACATCATTTCGTTTGTCTCATAGTCCATTGCCGATATCCTTTGCCGGTCTAATCATTGAACGCCCGCCAGTAATCTGTGAATTTACCCACTTCATCTACCATTTGCCCATCCACCTCTGACACAATGCCACCGTGAGACATTTGGAACGACCTCTGGTCGGAGGAGGCTTTTGTCTCGTCAAACCCGTCAAGCAAGCCGCGTCGTTGGTTGAAAAAATCTCTAAACGTGATCGCGGCAGGAACCTGCACGGGCAGGCTGCCGTCGTATGCACCCATAATCGATGTCGGGTACACTGGGTGCATCGATGTCTGAGATAGCCCTTTGCTCAAGTCTGGCCTGCCCAAGTTTAATCCAGTATCAAGCGGATTTGCATGCATTAGGTCGGGGTCTGTTTGCGCAAGCCGCATCTCGCCAATAGGTATGCCAGCGTCACGGAATGGCGCGCTGTCCATAGCCTGCCAGATTGCGCGTCGCTGGGAGCCATTCATTTTGCCGATGTACTCGTCAACGCCATCCAAAAGTCCGGTGACATTTCGGCGCGACCCGCCCCCAGAGATTAGGTCATCAAACGGGAAGTCCTTGTCCGTGAAGTCCTTAGATGCTTTAAGTTTATTCGCCAGAACTTGACGCAGATTAGGGTCTACATTTACGTCGCGCACAAAATCACGGATCAGTCCATTGGTGGCAAAATCTGATGACTGCGCGCCCATAGACGTGTAGATCATGCGGGGGTCTAAGCCCTCATCTGACGCCCTGTTCAGGGACTTGAGCAATGGGGATGTGAAAGCCTCATCTGACGCCCATATCCTATTATTCACACTGTCTCGCAGGTAGCCGGTGCCGCCAAACATTTTCTGCGGGTCCGTCAATGTCTGCCCGCTATAACCTAAAATGTTGCGATCTGCGACGACGCGGTCGCCAAGCGCCGCGATAAGACCCTCACCCTCCTTTAACGCAGTCGCCATGCGGGGGTTAGCCTCGCCGCGAGAAATACTTCTGACAACTTGCTCCTCGATTGGTGTATTCATGCGGACATTAGACGCGGGGTGCTTATATGTCAGGCCGGTTTTCTTGTCTGGCTGGATGCTGCTTATGCGATTACCAAAGGCGTCAAACTGAGACGCAAGCGCTCGCAGCGCGTCTGGATTTGCGCGGCCAGATTCATCACGCAGGCCAAAGTTTGACTCAAGCAGGGAAATCATCTGGGGGTCATAGCCGCGCACGGGGATGCGCGGAATGTCAGCGCTTAGACCTTGCGCCTCGCCGGATTGCTGCAGAACCTCGCCGATTAGTCCGAGATCACCAGACCCGATTGCACGTCCGAGGCCGATCGTGTCGGCCGCAAGGGCGCCGGTGTCAATGTTACTCGCCATGCGCGCGGCGCCGGTCGCTGCGCGTGCGGCCGGAACAACGCCAGCCACGCCGACAACGTCAGCCAAGTAGGCGTCATTTGCGGCGCGCATCTGGTCCACAGTCGCCGACGCAAGGTCAACTCCATCTGGGAGATACGAGTCAGCGCCACGCGAGGCGCGTGAGTATGACTGGCCAATCCCAGACGCGACGCCTTTAACTGTGTCGATCGGGTTCATTACGGCGTTTGCGGCGCCGGAAAGCAGTCCGCCGCCCATAGCTTTCGCCATTCCGACCGGATTTTCCCTGACTTGGCGGCCAAGGCGCTCGCCGGCGCTGTCGTATCCATCGTCTATGCCGACGACGTTATCCAGTAGGGAATAGCCCAAGCTTCCGATGTCACGGATGGGCCGGCGAAGGTTTGGCGGAATATATTGCTCTATGCCTGCCATCAGTCAAGGATTCCTCGTTGGGGGCGCATTCTGGGGCGAATTGGGGCGTTGGGGTCAACTGGCAGCAGACCCTCGGGGCGTGCCTGTGGCCGCATTGGCGTCAGGCCGTACATATTCATGCCGGTAAACTTTTTGCCGTAGTCAGAAATCCGCGTGCCATACTTGTCAACTTTGTCGTTCTTCCCGCCGGACACCAAAAAATCGCGCATCCCGCCGTTTCCGCCCAAGTGCGCCATGCCGACCATTGCGGATGGGGTAACTTGCACGCCACCGACTTCAGTCCCGATAAACCGGT